GTGGAATCCCTATCTAAAAAAATGCCGGCCTTCTTCTGACGAACTAGGTTCATCTCTTCTGGCAACCTATCTTGACGACTGAAATTGCATCTTTTACAAGCTGCCACGAGGTTATCTGGATCATCGCTTCCACCTCTTGCAACAGGGATCACATGATCGCATGTGTTGGCTTCTTCGCCACACCAGAAGCATTGATAGCCATCCCTCTGAAGTATGCGTAAGCGCAGCTTCTTCCATTGTGTGCTGTTGCTCTTACGCTGTGAATGTAGCGTCATCAATACCATCCCTTGTCATGGTGTGCCCACGCCTTGCACATTGTCCCATAACGATGGTTGATGTATTTGATAGTGGCATCGATCTGTCTGTATGGATCAAGCAAACCATAATGCTTTGATCTCATCTGACCTAAACCATAATGACTATTGTTTCTCGCTTTGTAATTCCAACGAGATTCCTTTGTGATGATGCTATTGAGACATTGGAATTCTTTGTAATCAATCAATCTGGAATGTGCATAGAGCTTGAGATGATCTATTGAGTATGTTGCATCTTTTGTTGCCTGAGCCGGTGTTGTGCTAACAACACATAGAGCGGCCAATAGCACCAAGCATCGCTTGCGAGCTATCCGCCACAGCGGCTCGCCCACGAGCATGGAGCGTACCGAACGACGCAAATACATCGCAACATTGAGCGTGATCTTGGGCGTGTTCAACAACCTGTGCATAACTCCTGTGGATAACTTCATGGCTTTGCTCCCCATCCATTACCTTTGAAAATTGCTGGTGTAGCTGTGTATAAACGGATCATAGGTATCGTGCAATTGGCACAATAAGGATCTCGTGCAAGCTTGTCATTAATAGATCGATGAACAGTCTCTACTTCCAAGCACATCTCGCAAATGTAATCATAATTAGGCATCGGCATTTCCAATCATGGCAACGGTCATACAGCTGCATACCGTACATTGAATCGTTTTTACATGCTCTGGCAGATTATCCGTAATGACACGAATCAGCTGAGTTGTTACCTTTTTGCACTTCCTACATTCAAATTGCAGCTTCTCCATAATTCGATCTCCTTAAGTTTTCAATGGGCTGTAAGTTAGCCGGAGCAATCCACCATGAATCCTGATCGCTCTTCTTGTATCGATCACGCTTTGCCATTGCCACCGGTATCCATCCAGCAATCACATAATCTGGATGCTTTCCAGTTACTAATACAGCAACATCGGTGTTTCGATCTGGCGGATAGATAATCAGATGGCCAGATTCGTAGCGAGTCCATTTGACCTCAATGCCATTTCCCACATCTGCCTTGTCTTTGTAGGTCGCAACCATCGGATCGTAAGCTAAGCCAAAGTAATCGGCCACGGCCCATTCAGCTGCAAAGCTCTCGGCTAATTCAGCAATCTGATCGTGGAAATTAAGCTTTGAGTTGTATCGAGGCTCACTCCCAAGACGCTCTGTTGCTGATCGAAATTTAAGAGCTGCACAATGGCACATTGCCGCCTTGTATTCACTTATCTTCATCTTCATCGACAACCACCGCAAAACCAAATGATGTTGTCCCGATTGTCGTATCCCTTTTGATAACCAAAGTCATCATGCTTGGATAACATTGAGCATTTATCACACTGGCTCATTTTGTAGATTGCCACGACCACACCATTTTTTAGAAGTCTGCATGTCATCGTGTTGGGATTGATGAGCTCTACATACTCACTCATACTTGCGGCTTCCATTTTCCATCGCTGGCTAATACATACCAACGCGGCGCACATTGAGATGCCTTCGTGCGCTCTATGCAGAAGTATCCCCCCCAGTTTTTTGGCGCACCGTCTTTTGCTTGCTTCCAGATCATGTGCCCATGTGCACACTCCGGTGCGGCTTCAACCAATTGTCCGCCAAGTTGTTTTGCGATCTCATCCATCGATGATCCGAGTGATGGAATGCCAGCCTGTTCGGCTAATTCGGCTGTTGCATAACTTGGAACATCACCAAATTTTGTTCTCCAATAGTCATACTCCTGTGCTGGATCCGCTGTGGCCACTTTTGCACTCATAGATTCAACCTGTTGCATTGTTTCCTTTGTGGTCTTTTCAGCACCGCCCATAACCAAAGCCATCACTCGCATCAATCCGCTTGTGACGGTATCTTCAATAAACCAGCGTTTCATGTTGGCGTTGTAAGCGGCCAAATAACCATAGGCATAATCAATGCCGGCTGGCTCTGTCTCTTCTTGATTGCGCCATGCCTTAGCTTGTACGAGCACATAACCTTTGTCAGCATTGAATTCGACAATGTGAGCTTCTAATCTGCCAAGCGGAAATGTGGCGATCCACCGATCTGTACGCTCTTTGTTGCCCTCATAATTATCAAGAAAGCCCATTTGTTTTCCTTTCGACTTGTTGAACCAATGTGTCTGCTATGTGTTGAGATAAACAATTCGGACAGCCATGTCCTTGAAGATCATGGCAGCATCCAAATGAAGCAATAATTGCAGCTTTAATCGTTTGCGCTAACTCTGTCATTTTCTGATCGCATTCGATGTGTGTCGGCCAATTGCCTTGCCGCGAGCTATGCCCTCGCGTCGGCCATCTTTGAAGCCCATTGAGTATCCAATAGCCAAAGTGATAACGGTCCAGATAATTAATCCAACAAGGCGAAACAATGTTTCACCATCCAACAGGTCTAACACCATTTTTGAACTCCCGATTCTAGGTAACAAATCCTGCTACCTGAGAAAAAGAGTGACGCATCAATCTGACAAATGCAAGAACTACGCTCAAAATGCGGCGTGTCGTTATCCGAAAACCTTACCGTCCACGATAAAAGATCCATCTTTTTCGATGGGCACAATTTGTGGACTGACCTTGCTACCTTCAACGCGTAAAATGCCAAAGCCTTGAGTCCAGTTGGCTGTCCCTTTTGTGTATTTGGCAGCTGAAAATCTCATAAGATTTCCGACTTCCATTCCCCACAATGTTCGGCCCATTTTGTATCCGCTGGATTCGGTAAAGGTTGAAATTCCCAGACGATGTGTGTGGCCTTGTACGACGGATTTACCGTGAAGCCTTGCAGCTCTCAACGCGGATGCTCCGGCATTTGGTGTTGTACCTTGCTCATCACCGTGAATAGCAATCCAATTTGTGCCTTCAATAGCGTATGGCTTCCTGTGAAAGTTGATACCTAACTCATCTAGCTTCATGAAATTTTCGTATTTAAGCTCTGGAGCTCCTAGCAATGCTGGCAGACGGCTGGCAATTGAGTTGAACAATCGATCGGTGTGATTGCTTCTGACCATGTTAGCTTCTGGCACATGCCTTGTGAGCTCCCAGAGAAGCTCCACACAACGATCACGATCTCGGCCAATTGTAGGCTCATGCTCTTCGCTAAGACCACGGCTCCATTTTGAGATTGTGTTGAAATCTATTTCATCGCCAATTGTTATGACTTCATCGGCTTTAAAAGCCTTGATGAATTTACAGAGATTGGTGGTGGCTCTTCGATCTTCGTACGGTACTTGAAGATCGGACACGACCACTATTTTTTTCATTCGTCGTCGTCTTCGTATTCCGTCGAGCCGATTTTATTTGGATCCACCGGCTCTGGCAAGATCCATCCGGGATAAGAGTCTTTGTCACTCAAAATGCCGAGTGCTAATTCGACTGAAAAACCAGCCTTTCTCAATGCTTTGTAATACTCATTGAGAGCGATGGCGTATTGTTCGAGAGCTGTGTAGTTATCTTCTCGAACCGTAGCTACGCGCCTTGATGACTTTCGTTTTTGGGCCATAGCATAATTGTAAAGGCTAGTCAATCAATTTTGAGTAAAGAGCGTCAAGTCGCATTTCGATTCTATTGACCTGATCTTTTAAGCTGGAGCCGCCATTGGGAGAAAACTCACGCATGACCGATCTGACCATAATGCGTACTCCCGAATAGACGGCAGCCACTACACCAATGCAGCATGTAATGACAGCCGCCCATTCATTCGGACTCATTCCCCGGTGACTCCGAAACTTTTGTCATTTGGATTTAGCCAACGCAAAATGACCGGTGCCACAGCTGCAACGCCAGCCATAAGTAAAGTCTTTGGATCTGTGACTCCGGCCATGTAAAGAGTCAAAGCTGCGGCCAAGAATGACCGTGCCCATGATGCTGCTACTTCTTTGGCTTTATCCATTTTTTGCCTTCTTTCTTTTGGGCGATCCCTGTTGTTGGAATTTCAAAATCTTGGAATTCACCTTTGTGTGGCACAAATTTTGGAAATCCAAATCCGACAATTTCCTTGCCTTCACCGTAATTACGAACCTTGAGCATGACCATGCCGCCGTTGCGCTGATCTCCTGTGCCCGATGTATTGCCTTCAATCGTCAGCACTTGATGATTGTCAAGAAGCTTGACAACAATGCCAATGTGCGAGATGCGATCCACGCCGTCATGTGGAAAATCCATGAATGCTAAGCGACCGACCTGTGGCATGTTTGACCAACGGCTGATTTCTTTAAATTTATGAGCTCCAACAGCTGTTGAAACAACAGAGTGCATTTTGATTCCAGCTTGAGCAGCACACCAATTGACAAAAGATCCGCACCACGGCTGGCCATCAAAGCCTGTAAATTTGCCGTACTTGGTAAGATTGTTGCCTTCTTCAATCGTGCCTAATTCAGCTGCGGCGATTTCAATAAAGCGTTGGATTGTGCCTTCTGGATAGTTGCTCACTTAGTGGCAACCTTTGGTGTGGATTGTTCCGCTTGTTGCTTGTCGTAAGCATCTTTGGTCATTGAGTGCTGACCTTGTTCATCTGTCCAAGTAACGCAATCAACACCGTCAATTGTTTTATAGTTTTTTATTGTCATTTTATAACTCGCAACCTGTGAATAGAATTGTGCCTGATGACTCATTAAATAGATTTGTTGCATTTCCAGCCACTAAACCAGCCGAGACAATGCCTTCAATGGTGCTTCCTTGTACCGTGCCAGTGCTAAAGTTAATTGCAGTCGTTGTCAATTTTGTTGCAACCGCTGAGCGAAGTCTAAAATTACCTGCTGAATTAACCGTAATGCCAGTTGGAGCAACGCGAGCAGTAACAGGAAACACAACAGGAACAAGTGCGGCTGTTGTTGAGTAAGCCTGTCCCGTATAGATTTCGCCATTTGATGCTGCGATTGCTGGCAAGTACCGCTGGCAAGCGGCTAATTCTCCTTGAAGTGTTGCTGCGTAAGTGTGAAATGGTGTTGCTACTGAACCGACTTCCCATTGCACACCTGTAATTTCAAAGTAATCATTAGCACCCGCAGTACCGCTAGGCGTGTACTGAAACTGCATAGCCACTTCAGTAGCCGTTGCACCAATTGAACCTGTGTAACTAAAACGCTGCCAAGTTGTTGTCAAAGTTGCATTTTGGTCTACCGCCAAAGTTGCACCTGTGTATGTGCCTGTGTAATTTTGGTCTGTACCTGTTCCCCAAATTGCTCTAGCATTTAACACGTTTGATGCAGACGAAAAGTTAGCACCTGCGCGAGCATAAAAGGAAAGAGTTATCGTCTTTCCTGCAAATTGAACTGAGTTAATTGTCTCTAGGCTTTGAGTAAATTGTCTAACTGTCGTGCTTGTTTGACCGCTATTTCGCTGGATTCTTGCACAGTATTGAATAAATGGCAGGTTAGTTGTATCGCCTGTAACTTGTCGGCTAACTGTTGTTCCTGTTGGAAAATAACCTGTCCAGCGGTCTGCCGTGTAATCTGTCGCACTCGCTGGCGCAATACTTGTTCCTCGTTGCCACACCTGCATTGCTGAGTTAATAACTGGGTTTTGTTGGATTGGCGCTTGATAGCGCAAACCTGTTGAAGTGGAACTATCTGCTACGAGTGTTTCACCGTTGTTACCTACTGTAAGAGTCGCGGGACTTCCAGCTGAAAACGCGGTAATGAGTGCGCCTTTTGCTGTTAGCTGAGCATTTTGAATTGCATTAGCATCGTCCTGCGTCACCCAAGAATAATCGAGATCGGTATTTGAAGCCTTAGCCAATACCTGTCCAGTTGTGCCACCTTTGAGATCGACAAATTGCGTGTCCACGGATGTGCCAAGAGCTGCAATAGCTGTTGCACCATCCTTGACCAAATCCGTTGATTGTGGAATTGGAAAACTAAAATTTGTTGTTGTTGTCGCCATTTATGCCACCGATCCTGTTGCTTTTTCCCATGTAAGAGTAGGGCTGAGTGTATTCCAATACTCACTAGCCGACACTTGATTCCATCGGAGTGTCACTTGTGAGAATTCGATTGGTGATGCGTTGATGACCACCGAGAGTGCATTGTAAGAAGCTCGGAAAGTCCAGCCCTCGACATAGCCCTGAAATACCGAATCGACGATGTTTGCCGGTAGATTTTCAATCTGTAAAGGCAATCCCATGAAAATGGTGAGCAACGCATCTCGATCGCTGTCGTCAATTTCCGGTGATCCCAATGGGAATTCAATTGAATCAAAAAAGGCTTGCGGATAGGCTTTCAGCTGTAAGCGTCGATCGGCAACCAATCCGGCTTGTGTGGCATCATAAAGATTGGTGTCAAAGATTTCTGCAAATTTGCCGTACTCTGAGATTGAAGCCAGATCACTTCGATTAAGTGTTGAGCTGTTTCCATAATTCAAAGTGATGAAATTT